TTTAATATTATTTTTATTTTTTACTATATTTTGTTTTAAACATTTTATCAAATATTTTTATAAAATCTACATTATGCTTGTTCTCTAAAATCCAATCCGATAACTGAGTTATTCCCTGACTTCTTTTACAGTGTGTTGCTCCTTTAAAACAACAATTTTCTAATACCTCAATTACTTTTATAAAATATTCATCTTTGATTTCGCATCTCGATATATGTTTGCTACCTTTGTAGACATAACTATTATAATCTCTACAATTTCCACTTTCTATTCGTGTTAATCGTTTCATATTTGTCTCGTCTTCTTCGTCATCGGAATTTTGGTCAAGTTCCACTATTAGACTAGGAATATCATTATAAATTCTATAATGTTTGTCTAAAACATTTTCATTTTTTATCATTCCGATTCCTTCGATTATATTTGTAGAATTATTCATTTCAATTACATATATAGCTGTATGTAATGGAATATTATCTTTTATTTTAACAGGACTGCCGTATAAGGCTCCATTATGTTTCATTTTTACTTTATAATTTATATTTTGTTTATAAGTATCGTCATTAAATCGTGTTGTCGCAATAGTTTTAATCATATTATTATCATAATAATGATAGAAATATACTATTTCAATTTTTTAAATTATTAATTCTATAAAATAAAATAGGAAGTGTTATACAAAAATATATAATAACAATAATAATAGTTCCGGTATATCGATTATCATCTGTTATATCGTAATCCATAGCAATTAAATATGGATCAACAATATTGATAAAATCTTTTTTACACAATTTATATTCTAAATGTGAGATGAAACATCCTTTTAAATAGATATATAATCCTAAGAAAGTCAATAATATAAATGATAATATAGCTCCCATCCACAAAGGAGCAAATAAAAAGACAAATATTGTCATATAAGCAAATGTAAAATGCCATGCCTTTATCATAAATGCTAAAATTTCATTGGAATATTTTGTTTGAACTAGATAATTGTATATAAAATTAACTAATTTCTTTCTACAATCTTTTCTATAGGATTCCTCCAAGTATTTTACCATTATAATTAATAATGAATTTAATTATTCGTTATTAACATATTTTTAACATTAGTGCCTTTTTTTTAGTGCCTTTTTTTATTGACAAGTTGTGTAACTATCAGATGAGGAACAACAAGTATATGTATGTCCAGCAATAGGATTTCCAACACAACCACCTTGTTGATAACTACATACACCATCTGTAAAATAATAATTATTTGTTCCTAATTGATCAGCACAATAAGAACACATCCATGAACATCCAGTTCCAGGTCCGACACTAAATGATACACAATTATTCTGTGGTGTAATTTGAGGAAGACCAGAAGATACAGAGACCATAGCAATAACAGTTAACATTAAACTTACAAAGTTCATTACTAATTAATAAATTATATCTTTATATAGTTATTTTAAAAATGGATTTCTTATGTCTATAACCATATGATATCTATCGGTAGTTCCTTTGTTTTCCACCCCATGTAAAGTGTTTACATTAGTAAACCATAAATATCCTGGTTCCAAATATTTTTCATGTAATATTTGAGCGTTCCAAATATTGTATCCAGGAGCCGGTTTTTGAACTGGATAACCTATTTGAAATTTTACATTTGGATTGGTAATAATAGGTAAATGTATTCGAATTATTTTTCTATCTTTAAAAACATCTTCATCAGTATGAAATTTTATCCTACCATTTTTTTTTAATTTTAATATTCGAACTAGATAAACATCTGATGGTATTTCATCTAATACTTTCTTGAAATAATTACAGTTTTCTATATAGGGTGTATATTGGTATTTATTATTGTTCCCTCTACCAAATTCGGTATTTTTAATAAATGATTGATCACATCCGTCGTAGCTCTTTAATGTAATAGATGTCCATTCATCTGTCTTTCCGTCTTTATTTATCCAACTATTTGTTTCTAATTTTAATAAATCATTTTTTAATGAATCAATATCATATTTATTATTGTTAATTTTAAAATAATTTTGATCGATTGGATAGAAAGGTATCAAATGGTCTTTCCATAATGGTGTTTTATCTAGTAATATTTGTTTATTAAACATTTCTATTAAATTCATATTCTTATTCTTGTTATTTCTATTACGCCAACTCATTAGTATATATTATACTAATTTTTTATTGATTTTCTAATTGATTTTCTAATTGAATTAACATCATCCTGATAAGTTATACCATTCCACTCTCCTGGAGATTTTAATATTTCCAAAGTTAACAAATCATCTTTTATTAATTTATTTAAAAAATCAGGTAATAATGCTTCACTTGTTCTATCATATCTGTCCTCACATTCTTCTTTAAAATCTGATATCATTAAAGTTAAATCTTTCAATATTTTTGGTTGGAGTAATAATAAATTTACACTTACATAGGTATTATCTAACTCTAATTGTGAATAATATGCTCTTTCAATATTTAGTTTTTCTTGGAGTGATAAAATATTTCCTGATTTATCATTGTTTATAAATCCTCTATTTGCTTTTTTATTACCTAATAATGTAGAGCCTAATTTAAATCCTATCAAATAACTTTTTGTTATAATACATTCATTTGATATTAAATCAAATGTTTTAAAATCATACAGATCATCACTATTCATCAATAGAAAAGGTGTTTTTATATATGTATATGCTGATGCTAATGCGTCTGCTGTTCCAAAGGGCTTTTCTCTGAACGCAGGAATTATTTGTATATTATGAGTAATTTTTTCACAAATATTATATTTTTTAGAGACAGATATTACTTCATTTATAATATCTTTTTGGTTAAATGAATTTACCACAAGATGAATATGACATACTTTAATCCTATCCTTGAGTTGTCTTATAGACATTTCAAATAAAGATTCATTATTTGGTCCTATCTTACTTAACATTTTCGGACTTCCTCCGAATCTAGAAGATAGTCCTGCTGCCATAAATAATAATGTTATTTGTTCCATTATTCTTATTATGATATTATATTTAATTAAAAATATTTATATTTAATTTTATAATAGTTTTTAATAAATTCTTTTTCTTCTTTTGTTATACCAAATAGCTTATAGATGTCTACATTATTATTATCAAACATATTCCAACAGTCATCTATTTTACTGAAATCTGGAATAAACTCAAAAACATATTTTTCCAAATAACGCATTCTATATCTTGTTGTCTCAAAAACAAATAATATTACTTCAGTAGAGAGAAATTCTTTAATTAATTCCATCTCTTTTAATTCTTTATTAATTATTACATAATTATCTCTTGAACATATTCCATAGGATCCTTCCTTATCAATATATGGAAAGCCATACATTTTGTGACCCATAATTATTTTAGGTTGGTTATTGAATGGTAATTCCTCATTACTATATCTTATTTGTAATTCGGGAGCTTTATTTTTATTAAGGGTAGTTGTTTTAACATTCTTAAATGGGAACTTTACATTAGGATGTTCAATTATTTTTACTCCTTTTTTTGGTAAATTGGTTTTGATAACATCTAATCTACCATATTTATTTGTTAGTTTTAAAAACTTATTAATAATTGAACTAAAATCTAATGGTATAGGTATGTTCTTATGTAATTTAAATGTTATATATTTATTGGGTAATGAATCATATAATTCTATTTTTCCTTGATTTTCTCTCTTTGTCAATAAAAAATAACAAGTAGGTGTTTGAACATGAAATGCAAAGGTTTTATTTGTTTGACTCGAACTCAATGTATGTAGTTTTTGAATATCATATTTTGAAAATAAATCATACATACCCGCCTTATCTGGTTTCATCCAAATAGAAGGAATTAATATATTCATTATTCCATCATCTTTTAAGAGAGAAATATTCTTTTTAACGAATTCGCACCATATTGTTTTACCATCTTCCTTTTTATTTATATTATTTTTAGTTGGCACCTTTTTAACACCATTAAAATTATAGGGTGGATTACCTATAATAAAATCAAATTTTAAATCTGTTTCCCATTCTAAATAATTTTCCTCTATAATGTTTCCTTTTTCTCCGAATTTCTCTCTAAGGAAAGGTATATTATCTTTATTCAGTTCAATCATATAAATCATATTTTCTATTATATGTTTCTTTCTTTCATCGGGATTTGGAAATGATTTAATGAGAGATTTAAATAAAATATAAAATAAACACAAACTATAGTTTCCATGACCTGATCCTGGGTCTAACCATTTTAATGTTTTATTTTCAAAATATTCTTTTGGAATAATAGACAACATTTTGTTAATGAAATTAAATGGAGTATTAATCTCTCCATATAATTCTTTCAATTCGAAATTATAATCTAAGTGTTGAGAGAAATTATCTTCTAAAATAGTATTTTCATTAATATTAACCACTGACATTAATATTAATTTATTTTTAAAATAAGATAATCAAACATAAAGATTTACTCTTGATTATTTCTTATTTTTAAGAGTAGTTTTTAATTTCTTTTTAAGAATCTCTCTACATTTTTTTGTTTTACACGATTTTCTCATCTTATTGGTAATAAAACTTTCTTCTTTAATTATTAAATCTACTATATTTTGATAAAAACTACGAAAATCTCCCTTTTGTTTTTTTAATTCATCATAAGAAAACCATTTAATTTTGGCCTTTTCTAGTAGTCCATTATCTTTTTTATGTTTGACATGAGGCAAATATCTTGAGAAAAACTCATAATTATTTTTATAATAAAAAGGGAGATTCTCATCATAATCCATTTTAAATATATAAGTTGAATATTCTTTGAATTTTATATTTATTACTTTATTTTTTTTGACTCGTTTTCTTAATTGTTCCGCGGAACCTAGAAAACCATTTATTTCTTCTGACCCTTCACGAAGAGCTGTATCGAAATGTGATTCACCATCTTCTGCCCCTCCACCAAAATCTGCCCATCCTGGAGTATCATCTAATTCGTTTTCTTTTCCGAATAAAAAAAATAGTTTGTTATTTTTTATAGCTATTGGTAATAAACCACCTCCCATTATATTATTGTTATATTTTTATATCTACTAAATTTATTAGGCATTATCACACACATTTTGCGTCATCCATAACTTATCTTGGTAAGTCATTTGTGAAGAATCATAATGTGTTATTTCAGAGAACTCGTCCACTATAGTAACTTCATCATCCTCAGAATCACTACCTAGATTCAGTTCAATATCATAGAATGTATCCTCCTCTGGATATATCTTAGCGTGCTTGGGGGGAAGATGTAATGGTGTATCCAGTTCTGAAATACTCATTGGAGTTTGATTTCCATAAGTATTCACATCCCACAAAGGCTTTACTGATGGCAGATATTCTCTCTGAAACAACTCTTCATAAATACAACTTACTTCATTTTCTAACTCTTGTAACTTTTTAGTAATATTAATATCGATATTTATATTGTCTTTATGCTCGGATGTATTAGGAAGAACTATCCAATACCAAGGATCATCGTATACTAACTTTGCTTCGCAATTTGGGTCTTCTATTTTTTTTCTTAGATTATTGGCTCCTGAGTTATCATACCATTGATGAAAGTGAACAAAAGCCATTTTAATTGGTTCATTATTCTTACCTGTTTTCATTATAATATCAACACTCTCTACTTCTCCTAAGTTAAGACTTTCAAAAGTATTAACTATTTTAGAGGTAGGAATGTTATTAAAGATGCGAGGAATACAAACGGAGAACATTTTAAATGGCTTTTGATATGTTAAATTGATTTACATTACTTAAGTAATTGAACTTCAATTTTTTAAGTAATTAAAAAAAAATTGATTTAAGTTTATTAAAAAACAAAATTAATAAACTAACAATTAATTATGGATAGAGATTTTAAAAAACGCAAGACAGGAAAGGATAAAGAAAAGAGAAATAGGGAACTAAATGGTAAACATAGTTCTAAACACATAAGAATTCAAGAACAATGTCAAGAGAATCATCTTAAAAATCTACAAAATCTACAAAATAAAAAAGAAAAAAAACAAAAGGATAAAAAAAAATAGAAAATAAGTCCGATTATTAATCTAGTAATTAAGAAAAAAAAACAGAATTCCTAGTGCTTCTAGTAGGATATCTAGAATTGCTACTAGATACTACTTTCTTCTGAGTAACAGATGAAATTTCTGATGAAACCTCTTGAGAAATTTCATTCTTCATATCGTTTCTGCGAGCTAGACGACAAGCTCTATCGTTTTTTTGTTGAGAAATATTTTTCTTTTGATTTCTCTGCTCAAGGCGTTGTGTTCTATCGGATTGAATATTAAGACCAGTCATTATAATATTATTTAGTTATATCTTTTTAAATAGGTTTGTAATATTTATAATACCAATAAGTTATTCACATATAAGGTAAGGTTATTTAAAATAAAATTAGGAATAAATACATTCAAACATTAGAGCACATGACCAATCCATATTGTTTAAAATTATTTGACGGCCATATTCATCATATAATGTTATTCTCATTTTTTCAATATTAACAGGACCAAAGTATTGTCTGCTTCTATTTACTTGAGTAGAAAATCCATCATCTTCGCCAGTTTGATACACACCATTCTTTTGAACAATCGATGATAAATTAATTCTAGCTAAAATATTTCTATTATTAATAGAATCACTATATGCCGACACATAATAATTATTAACATTATTGTTATAGTCATCTATCGCTACAAACAGATACGACGGGCCTTTTGGATAACATATTCCTTCTGATACTAATGCTGCTGGTAGTATTATATTAGTTCCATCTACACTTCCTGGTCCAGCATAATACTTGGTTACTCTATAACCTAATTGCCATCCCAAAAAGAAAGGTAAAGGTTCTGTATTTATATTATTTCCTGCTTCATCAACGCCAAATGTTATTTGATATGCTAAGGAACCGTTAGTTACTTTGTCACTTAGGTCAGATACACCAGATATATCCAAAGCGAATACACTTCTACCACTTTGGGAATCTACTGTGTATTTTAAATTAAAGTCGGGGTCTCCTTGAATAGAATATCGTGGTTTGTTTGTGTTAGGATTTCCAGAAATTTGAGGAATTATTTGTGAAGCATTTAGAGCAGCATTTATGGCAGTTTCAATAAACGCACCACCTGTTCCTACTGCAGGAGCGGAAACATAGGTTTGATAATTACCATCAGGTATTTTACATACTACACTATTTTTAAATGGTCTTATAGGCCATTTTATATCTACAAAAGAGGTGCCAGCTGAATCTACACCACTTAAATCCCAATCAACTCTAAAACAATTATTTCCTTGAGCTTCACTAATGGAATAAAATGTTAATGGTAATTCAATAGATGCTAGTCTCATATTAATAACATTTTCAAAACGATAAGGCAGTGTTAAATGTTGATCCGATGCAGATGTTTGATAATAATTAGGTCTGAATTTAGAATCAATATTTACTGCTCTTTTAATGGTTCGGTATTTAATGGGATTTAAAATACCCGGAGGTGCTCCACCATTTTGTCCAATATTTAATCCGGCACTAGGGGGTAAAGAGTATGCTTCTTTTCTTTCAGCTTCTCGAGTAATTAAAAAATGACTATTCACTTGATCCACACTATTTCTAAGTTCATTAAAACTATCTCTTGGTTTATCAGATTGTTGAATTCCTCTTGATATAATACTCTCTAAGCGATGACTAACTTTATTTAAAAAATTCTTTATTCCGCCTTTTGTTTCAACTTCAACTGAATTATCAGCTATTAATTTCTCATATAAATTTTTTTGTTTATCCACTATATCTTGTTGATTATAAGGATAGTCAAGAGATAGAATGTCCTCTAATTCTTTATTTGTATACTCATCTATATTAAGATTTAATGATTCCATATATAGTTTGATTAGTTTTTTTTTATATAGTTAAAAACTAAAATATATAACA